GCGATGCTTGAAAATATGCGCGTATCTTACAATTTACTAGGTTTTTAACCATTCGTCAACGTCCTATACAGTGTTAGTGCCGGCACCCAAAGGTATACTTTGCACCTTAATATGCACGCTTCTTGATATATGTTCCTTTTTAGTATCTGTAACTGTACTATCTACATCAGCTTGCGCTTCCATATCTGACATATATTCTCTGCCAGTTCCTATGTGCTTAATAGTTACTTCAACTCTAGGCTTATATACTATTACTTTTTTACCGTCTACGATCTTGTGATCAATTGATTCTTCTTGTTCTACAAAAGGCACTATCTATCCTCCCTATTTATTTCTAATATTGATGCCACTACATCGAGTGCACCACTTGTGGCATCTACTTTAAGTATTTCACTTTCTTGCATAACCAAAGGTTCGGTTATAACTTGTTCGTTTGCTTTAGCACTTAAACTTACTTCTTGATTAATCACATACACAGCAGCTGCGGCATCGACTAACGTTACCTTAGCGGTAGCTGTAGAATTAGCATCTTCTGCTAGTAAAATAGATTTAACAATGGCTCTTGAATTAGAAGGCACTGTATACAACGCAGTAGCCCCTGAGACGGTTAAACTTAATTTTGCATTCTTATATATATTTGCCATTAACCTAATCCATACCAAGTAAATCGTTCTTGGTCCTCTTTTTGTTGTGTTAAGTATGTAGAGTTTAACTGTTCTATAATATTAGTTAACGCTCTGTTAATTTGTCTTTGATTATCTTCCGTGTATTCTTTTTTAGGTTCTGGTAATCTTACTACTATCTTTGCCATTACCTTCTACCATCCGGTTGTATGTCTACTTGGAAAGTTCCGAATCTCCACGATTCGCTAACCCCTATGTTTTCTATTTTTAAATTTGCATAACGTCCTCTTGCTCTTGTATCTATTTTATCTGTCGTTGATGTAATAGTAAAAGGACTGAGTGTTGTATCTGCCATATCATCAGCAGGGTAATCTGATACTCCAATGGTTACTTGATTGTTTCCATTCAAGACTCTGAAGTTGGGTAGGAATCTTCTCATAGCTAGAAATACTTCACTTTGATCTGGTTGTAAAGAAAAGCTAAATGATTCTATAAAGGAAGTTAAAGTAGTTGTAGTTCCGTCTGGATTAACTTGATCGGTCCCCGTTTCTTGTTCAAATAAAACACTTCTACCTAAACCCTGCTCACCAACAACGACTGGATAACTACCCGACTGCGTACTGTCAAAAGCGGTTGCATAAGGTTTTGGATATACTAATGAATCAATCCAAGTAGTTCTAATAGAATTTACATTAGTTCCTGTATACCAATTCCCCATAGGTAAGGGGTTTTTATTAGTTTCTCCATAATTAAAAACTACATAACGATCGTTATAAGTTGCACCTTGTGTTGGATACCACCATACTACTTCCGTAAATAAATTATTAATTCCTGCGTTAATTTGTTGACCTTTAGTTGTATCACAATCATCGAAGACATAATCTTCGACCGCGCACGCTAAAGAGTTAACAGTACCATCAAAAGAAAAGAATCCATTGTTAGACATCCAATAAGCAACACCATCGATTTCAATTGCTGCGTTCTGTCCAATCAATCCACAGTTGGTACCTACTTGTTCAAAGCCAAAGGTAAATGGAGCTCCAACAAATTTCATTGAATATAAAGCATTGTCAGTCCACACAAGAATATTTTCTTTAGCAGTAACAGCTCCCATAATTTTAGTTCCGTCTTGAAGTCTTTGAGTTCCTGCTGTGTTAGTTGCTTCAACAGTGTATTCATTAATGTCTTCATCGGCAGAGAATCTTATAAACATATCATCCTGAGTCGTAGGACTTCCCACAGTTGTTTCTGTTCCTAAATGAATTAAGTGACGTGTTGTAGGTGAAATTAAAGTAAATCGAGTAGCGGTTGGATTATTGGTAGTTTGATACCCAGCTGTATTTTGTGCAGCGGGTGTAGTTAGTCTTGCTACAATAGAGGAATCCCAAGTAAATGTTTTTCCATTAGCAATAGTTGCAACTAATACATCTCCAAAATTACTTAACGCCCATAAACCTGGTTCCAATGTAACCGTTCCAGCATCTGCTGCTTCTCCCCATCCACTCCAGTCTGTAGCTTGTTGAACTTCAGTACCACCTGCTGTGCTACCAGGAGCTGTCGTTCCATCTTGGCTTCTAGCTACCGTGGTTAAATCTCCTGGAGCTGCAGCTGAATTGCCTGCGTATGTTGCAAGTTCACCTGTAGAACTATAATCATCTCCAATAAAAATTGTTCCAGATGGAGCAGTAAAATTTGTAGAATCAACTAATTGAATAGTAACGTCCGCTGCTACAATACCTGCATTTAAAGTTGAACTAGCAGATCCCTGAACGGTTCCACCAAATTGAGTAACACCAAAACCATAACCATAACTTTGTGCTGCGGGACCCACTCTTTCATAGGGAGTAACATCACAAGTACCACCACTTCCGACTCCTGTAGTTGTTTCGGTTCCCGTGATAACTGCAATCAAGTCCGTTGTAAGTCTTGTTACTTGAAATAATTTTCCTTCAAAAGCTGCATCGGTTAAATTAACTCCTACAGGAACAGTTACATTATCTAAATAAATAATATCTCCTGCTTCTAGATTATGAGCAGCTGCAAAAGTTAAAGAAACTTCTTTGGTGGCGTCTGCATTAGACATTCCAACAGTTGTAATTTTTGTTTTAATGGGAGTAATATCGTGAAGTTGACCTTCAAAATAAATAAGTAAAAACTTATCTGTACCAATTCCAATATATCTATTGCCGTCTTGGTCAACGAAAGCGTGTTGCTTTCGAGCGACACCCACCATTGTATTGGTTAATAAGGATTGCCATCCCCCTACCTTTTCTGGTAATCCATATCTAAATCTAACATTGTCTGAATCGACCCAACGACCATCTGCGCCTACGGCAGTGTCTTGTTTGTCAATGCCAGGAGCAAACTTAATTTTCGTAAGCATTCTTAACCCCTATGATGTGCTATTGGTTTTAATCTGCCAACCCATTGTAGCGTTTGTATAATAAAACGTAATGCATTGATTATTGGTTGCCATTGTATAATTACCAGCGGCTCTTTGAAGGGCTAAACTATTTGGATTAACTATACAATTATTAGTTCCAAAGCCAACCGCTGTGATAGAGGAATCCATTATTGTAACTTCATCACCCATTGCTGGGGCAGCCGGAAGAGTAATAGTAACTGAAGCTGTTGCAGCTCTAATTAAAAGTACATCTCCTGAAACTGCTGTATAAGCAGTTACTGTACCTGAATCAATTTCTTTAACACCAGGCTGCAATAAAGATAAATAGCTAGCTGGAGTCGCTCCAACTGAATAAATTAAAGCTTTAGCACCTGTAGGTATATTAACATAAGTAGCCCCACTTTGACCTGTTGTAAAAATCTGTACTGTATAATTAGAAGTGGTTCTAACTGTTGCATCTTCTACAAAAAATACTCTGTTTGCATTTCCTCCAGTTGTAGTAGCTGGCATTTCTAATGCAGCATTTCCACTTAAGGTACCGGTAAGTCTTAGGTAAAGATGTTTTCCATTAGCACTGTCGGATCCATCAGCCAAACTTAAAGTCGTAGTACCACTGCTTAAAGTAACAGTCGTATATCCTGATGCTGCTGTTTGTAATAATTTTAAATTAGTATTTTGAATCGTTCCCCATAGACCAGCTTTTTCACCGGTTGTAACGAGTTCTAATGATAAATCTGTTGAATAAGTTGATGCCATAATTTTAATAAGGGTCTATTGGTATCCAAGTCATTGATACGTTTGGTATGACTTCATTCCAAGTAATTACTCCTGATTCTTTAGTTCCTAATGTTAAAGGTACTTTTAAGTCTTCAACATTAGCATTTCCGGATATTGTAACAGTTCCACTTCTAATAGTCAACGCGTTTCCAAGACCGGAATCTACGACCGCATTACCAGAAACTGTAACATCGCCAGTACCTAAAACTAATGGGTTTTTTAAACCACTATCAACTAAAGCATTACCACTTATAACAACACTTCCTGTACCTAGATATAATCTATCTGCTCCTGATTGTTCAATGACAGAGGTAACTTCTTGACCAACGGGTCCAATCGTTAAAGTTAGCTGATTTTTAGAAATAGTAATAGTAACGTTGCCCTCATTACCTGAGGCTGAAAATGGTAGAGCTGCAAATGCGTCGAATCCTAATAACATATATATCCTTAGAAGGAAGCAGGGGGTATGTGGTGGTGCCCTGCCTCCATCTAAGAATTATATCATCGTTTAAACCAAGAAGGAAGTCCTAAATGAGGTCTCTTGTCAAACATATTCTCTTTAGCTCCCGGAGTTTTTTTATTATTATAGTGAAGAAATACTTGTATACATTCTTTGCCTTTAAATTTATTTCTCCAATGCTCTAGTTCACAGCCACTGTAGACCAGCATATCTCCTGGTTTAAGGTCTACTTTTATGCCTTTTGCTTTACTTTCAACGGTAATTTTTTTACCATCTGGTATTCCTACGTTTTCATTTGGACTTAAATAGATGGACCACGGGTCTCCTCCAAGATTCATCGTCGTAGATATCTCACAACTAAAACGATCCTTATGTCTTTTAAGAACATCTCCATTTTTATAAATTCTGGCAAATGTATAAGCAGGAGTTAATTTTAATCCGGTAATTTTTTCCATAATAGGTTGGCACTTCAGCATTAAAGTTTCCATAGCGATATCCGAATAACTATTATAAGTGTGAG